TTTTCCACACACGAATAATCATTTTTCCAGATTCTACAAAGAATCCGTTCCACTTAAATTTATGTTTGTGTTTAGAACAAACCCCACCGGCTTTGGCTTCAATTCTATGAAACTCTAATACACCGTTGGCTTCAAGGAGTTCTGTCTGACCCCATACTTTACCTGCTTTCATATTGTTCCTTTTATTTTTAAGAATAAGTATTCTTTCCGATCGCACCATCTATAATCGAATATAGGTTCTCCCGGACCAGTAAGCATAGATGTTCCCATATATGCTAATGTAAACCAAAGATATTTACCGGTGTAATGACACCGCCTTGGCCAAAGACTGTATTTTAATTCCCATCCAATGCAGCGACGCTTGAATGCTTCGTCGTCAGTTTCTTGCCACATAAGAGTATCCATTGGCATTAGACTAATTTATGTAATTGTAAAACTTCGCTTTGACGACTAATTTCTTTCACAAAAAATGCACATGGAGGATTTACTCCTTCGGCCAACGGAACAGTTAGTAATTGTCCATTTTTCATTTTTGGAAAATACCAACGGACATCTTGATAGATATTTACGATTTCAATAGGAGCATAATCAGCTTTGAAACCTTTGATAGGATTAAAGATAAGAGCATCAAATCCTCGTTCATTAATGCTGGTCAACGGCAATACTTCTGGGTCTAATCCGCAGTCTTTATCTCCCACTACCATGCACCAATCTAAAGGCATTTGAACTTCGTGTCCTCCAATGTTAAGAAGAATAGCAGGACTATTAAATGATTCTAGAAATATAAGAGGCATGAAGAAAAAATCTGGCTCTGCTGGATTAGAATTATCTAATACAGAAAATCTAGTATCTTCGTCTACTTCCTCCGGTAAATCATTTAAATCAAATGCTGTGTTATTGAGTGTTAAAATTTTCATTGTTGTTTTTCCTTGAATGCTACTGTATCACTTTTATGCTTTATTAAGGTATAACCTAAACTTTGAAGCCAAAGTATAATAATATCGTTTTCGTTCCTTTTGTTTTCGAACATAATTACAGGTTCGTATTTTTTAATAGTTTCTAGTGAGCCCATAATAACTTCTTGCTCGCCTTCTTCTACATCAATCTTTATAAAATCAACATCGGTAAAATTAAAATCGTCTAGTCGTTTAACTTCGACTTCAAAAATGTCACCTATCCAGTTCAAGTTTCTTCTAATGGCGATTGAACCGTCGGATGCTGGCTGACCTGTAGGAACTATTAAATTAGTTTTGTGTTCTTCTTTTCCTAATGCAATATTATATGTTTGTATTTTTTTATTTTCTTTTAGTATATTAAAACTATTTGGATTAGGTTCAAATGCTATAACTGTGTCGAATTCATCCAAGAAAGGAAGAGATGTTTCTCCGATATACGCACCGATATCAATATATGTCCTTTTACTTTTTAAAAAAGGAAATACCCATTCTCTTATCTTTCTTTCGCTCATGTATTGACCTTAGTTAATGTAAATGGATATTTCGCTTCCTTGTAATACTTCTTGCGTTCAGTGAGATGGCGCTTGGCGTATTTGCAGGAAGATGTGATATCCCAGATTTGGACGAAGTCTTTATCTTCCGCTTTTCTAATGCCTCGTCCAATGCTTTGTATAACGCGGACAAAGCTCTTTCCGGGCTCAAGAAGAACCAAATTAAAAATCCTTGGAATATTAATACCCACAGCGGCCACACCATAAGTCGCCACAATAATCTTGTTATCACTTGTTTTAATTTCGTCATACTCTTCTTTCCTGTCATCTAACTTAACAGCACCACTGATGAAAACTGCATCTGGAATTCTTTTAATCAGTTTATTTCCTGTGTCAATTCTATTAACCAATACCAATGTATTTCCTGTGCTACCTATTGTTTTTATTTTATTAGATATCCAATCTAAGCGATTATCATCTGTAACTAACCAGGTATATTCTTCAGCATACGTTCTAAATACTTGAATGTCGTTGGTTTGTAGAATTTGTATATCTAATCTTGCCAACACATCCTTCTGCTGTAAATCATGTGCCGAAACTTGATTGATCACTGGTCCAATGCTGGCAAGCAAACTTTGAAACTCCCATTTTTCTTTAGGTATAGTTCCAGTTAATCCCCATCGAATAGCACAATTACGAAAATTTAAAGTAGCCAGTCTCATTAATACATCTGCTTTAGCTTGGTGGACTTCGTCAATAATGATTGCACAAACTCCTTCACAAAACTCTGCTAGTGTTAGTGTATCAGAATCATAGCTTTTCTTTTCCAACACGTTAAGACTTTGCCAAGTGCAGATTGTATGGGTTTTGTTTAATTCTTTTCGATCACCGAAATATACACCTACATCTAATCCTAAATTTTTGTAGTCTTCTTCAGTTTGAACAACAAGCGATTTATTCGGAACAATAACCATCGTGCGACCATACGGTTCACAAAGATGCGATAACGTCGCCGTAGTAATAGTTTTACCTGCACCAGTAGCTACCTCCTGTAACGATTGTGGATTCTCTAAAAACTTATTAACAACATCATATTGATAGTCTCGCAACACGATGGGCTTGCCGGCTTCCGGATGACCCTTAGGCCAAGTCTTGCCTTGATCGGCCCAATAATTTTCTCCTATAGGAGAAAATTTAAATGACTGATGCTGCCTTAAATCGTCAACATCAATGTCGTAACCAGAGTCTTCGATAATAGGAAGTATAACATCTAGGTGTGCTAGATATCCTGTGCCACCGATGCCAAAGAATGTCTTAGTTCCGTCCCACCGACCTAATTTGTAAGCAGGCATATGGCGAGCGTAAGGAAGATCGTATTTGAGTGCGTTAACTATCTTACGTCTTGTTTCAACGCTAAGTCCGTCTACTTTAATATTGACTTCGTCTTTTATAATTAATTTACAGGTTGACAATTTTTTGTTCCTTATCCTGAGATGGCTTTATATCTCCTATATAGATAACACAAGGATGACTATTAAACCAATCTCTAGAAATTTGGTTAGTCGATGGATATAAATTGTTACTTGCTAATATTTTAACAGAATCTGATTCTTTAAACAACCACTTGGCAGGTTTGTGATTAAAGATTAAAATTTTTCCGTTATCGACTTTTCCGCCGAAACCGTTTTCTTTAATCCACGAATTCAATTCTGGATTTTCTGTTTTGTCTGCACGGAAACAAACCTTAATTTCGGCTCTTGGAATCCCAACTTCTTCGATATCCGACGTGAATTTTTCCAACCACTCTAAAGTTCTACCAACGCGATCTAATACTACACAAACTCTTCCGTCAACTTGTTTACAAATTTCTAAAAATTCTTTATTAGTTTTAACCCAGAAAGAATTAGAATCAGAACTGGCGATTTTTTCGATGGAATTTTCTGGATTTTTTGACAAGATATATCCCATGTCTTTAGCCAGCAGCAGATCATTAAACAGTTGATCAGTTTTGTTTTTGTTCCAGTAGTCTATAGCATCTGCCGGCGCATTGCGCAATTCCACCTTGCCGTTGACGATAGAAGAATACGGCGAAATTTTTTCATAATTTTGCCAAATTTCTTCAACTTGAGAAACTAAGTTTAAAAAACTTTCTTCGATTTCAAATTCATTATTTTTGGCAAATTCGTATAGCTGAATGATATTATGATCATCAACTGTAAACTTTCTAATCTTTCTTTCACTGTCCCATGTGCTATAAGAAGTGACGGAAATTTCCTCATCTACTTGCTTTTTTAGCTGGTATGGAAACTTCGCACAGACAAATAGTTTTTCATTTTCATCTTTCTCGACAAAAATCTTTTTAGTGTAATCAAGAGTTCTAAAATTAGTTTTCCACGATGGATTTTCTAAAGCATCAAAATAGTCGAAACCTGATAGCTGACAAATATTTCGGTATTTGTGCAGTAATTTTAGAATGAATTTAGCTTGATTTTCTGTGAGTTGATTTCCATGAGAAATCGTAATAGAAAAACTTTCTATTACCGATAAGTCCTGTCGTTGAACAGCGATTGCTCGAAGATCGACGAATCGAGCAAACTCCGAAAAAATGTCTTCAATGAATCCAGATGATGTCATATTTGTATTATAAACTTTGTTAGATACAAAGTCAACCAGAGATTTTAGGTATCAGGCGAGAAAATGGAATGCCTTGTTGAATTTCGTCTACCGTCCATTCAGTGTGGCACAATTTAAGAAACCAATCGCTTCTGTCTGGGAGTTTGGCGTTTTCAATATTTTCTATTTTTTCGCCTAAATCACCGGCCAAACTGGATTTGTCACAGATGATAGGAACACCATGAATAGCAGCTTGAACAGCCGGTCCACTGTTATAGTTTACTACACAATGATAGTTGTAATTGATATTGAAGTCATCGTATGACCCGAGAATTTTTTGAGGACTTTCCATAACAGTCCCAGGCAAATCTATTCTGAATGGGGATCTTGGATGTGGTCTTATTATGATTTTTCGCCTAGTATACTCTTGTAATTTATAAACAATGTCTTTAGTCCATGTTGCCATATTAGGCATCCCCTGCCACTGAAGACTAGCCTGATGTTGTGTGGCTATTAGAATTTCCGGTCTTCTTATTTCTTTAATCGGTTCTAATTTAACCCCTAGTTTTTTTGGTCTATCCGGGTCTAACTCGCCAGAATTAGCAAATTTGCCTAGACCATTGATATGGTCTAAACTTATTCTCCAGGTATGATTTCTTTTCAAGTTACCTACTT